GTGTAGTCGTTGCTCATATCTGTGTCATCCTATTCGTCTTCGTGCGTCCATTAACTCCGAACGCATCTTCCATATCGTTGGTCTTACGATGTCCATTGGGAAGCGAGTCCCAAGTAGTCTGTAAATCGGAATGCATCGTGAGACTTTCTTCTTACACTTAGTGTCTGTGATGGTAAGCGTTGTGTCCTCGTCGGAACAGTTGACCGTGACTAGGTAGTCATTTATTTCGAATCTCGACTCGACAGCATCAAGAACGGCACGTTCAACGTCTTCGAATGTAGCCTCATTCATCTGGTGTAAGTTCCAACTCGATTACAAATGATTTCACTCGATACTTCACGGGCTTGGTTGTGTGATTCCCGTTTTCATCCAACACGATATTTCCATCGCCATCGTAAACAAACTGACTTGTAACGAGCGACATTTCACGGCGATGATTTGCAACATCAAGTGTGAGGTCAAATCTTTTGATGTGTGCCGCAACAGTTGCATCGGAGTATCCGAAAACCCAATAGTTGGCAAATTTGCCAGATTCATCTACATAGTGCCTAGTCGAGCCAGACAGGTACATTGATGTCACTTCATGACCGTCCATTGTTCATTGAGTAGGTAGTACAGGAGAATGTCGTTGTTTATTGGAGTCCCGTACACCCTGATAGAGGTTTCGACTTCACCGTTCGGGAGCGTTCCATTGGTCGCTTCGATTTGAATCCGGTAGTCGTCGGTCAAGGTAATCAAAACAGCCTTGCCGCTCCTAAGCATCGTGAGTGCGTCAATCCCCGTCATTGACAATTACCCAGTCTTCCGCCTTGAGGTCATCGATTGTAAATTCGATTCGTCGTGCGATGTGAACATCTGGAATACCTTGGATTCCTTCGTGAAAGTTCTTGGTCTTCTTGTCGTACCGAATCATTCTGTCTACGGTACTTGATTTGCGGGTAATAGACTTTCCATTTGTGAGTTCTGGAAGTACTTCGCTGATTGTCATGCCTTCTCCTCAGTAGCATCCCGGTTGTCAATAGTTCGTCCGGGGCTTGAATGTAACACATCTGAGTCAGTTAGTGCAAGTTGAATTACAAAGCCCCTGTAAGTCTCTATGAGGCTCATACAGGGGCTTGGCTTAGTCAGGGTTATCAGTCATCGAAAGGCTTTCCGCTACCTTCAGAGGACGACTTGAGGTAGAAGTCGATGAATCGATAAACCCACCATAGCGGGTCGTATGGCTCATTGTCACTGGTAAACGTGAACCCAAGTGAGACAGCACTCAGGTCGCCGGTTTCCCCACGACGGGCAAAGAACGTGTCATTGACATTCTGGAATGCCTCGTGCATCAGTTCCGTTGGATAGGCGTTATTCGCCAACATAGTTGACCTTGCCTCATCGGAGTCGAGTGGGTGTGCATTCTCGATGTAGTCTACAAAGAAGTTGAATGCCTTATCCGCTTCCATAAAAATCGTAAACAGCACATTCCGATTCAATTCCTCGGATACAAAGTGCCCCTTGAATGCAAGGTAACCGAGCATATCTTTCCGATATCCAACATACTCGGCGAGGTCAATGTTAGACATAGCCCACTTCATACGCTGAGGTCGGGTCATGTTTTTGATGTCGGGGATGTAGAGTTCGTTGTTCATAGTTTCACCTTCACTGATATAGTCCCGGGATTTGCCAGTTTCGTGACAAACCCCGGTAAGTATTTTTAGAATGCAACCTTGATGTCAGGATTTGCTTTCATCCATTGTGCGAGAACGGCGTACCAAGCGACGGTTCCTGTAGGGTAGGTTCCCATCACGATGCGACCGACAGGACGCTTGCCATTGCCAAAGGTTCCGATGACAGATGTCATCTCGATACCAGACTGGATGAACGTCGTTGTGCTGACCTTGACTGTAGTAACCATTTGCTTGCTCCTCGAACTTGATTGGTTAGAGTATAGGCAACGATATACATAATGTCAATACCAGTATCAAACTATTTTTCAAAAAGATTCAAGCCTCTAGAATGCCCGTACAGGCTCGGTTTGGCTCCAGACGATAAGTTAGCCTATATCGGTATGTATAACGCCTCTACGGGCGTTGTAGTGGCTCACGAGGGCTTTCATTCGGATAGTCCCGGACTCAACTCAGGGCTTTGATGTGTAGGGCTTACTCTACCCTTCCCCCATACCCCCTACCTTTAAATAGTTCAGTAGGTACTAATTAGGGAAGACTTAATTAACAACCTAATTAGTACTATGTTAACTACTTAATTAGTTAAGTACTAATTCCGCGTGTGTGTGCCTGTGTGTGTGCCCGTGCGTACCTTATATATATGCAATTGATTGTCTATAGGTGTGTCAAAATATTTTCAAAAATACCGTGACACTGGTATTGACATATCAAAAATCATTGCCTATACTTTCCACATCAAGTTCGGACGAGGGGTAAACATAATGAACACTGTAATCACTGTAAACATCAAGAACACGATTGTTCACGGTATGGAAATGACCGAAATCATCGGACACATCGGTTCTGGTAAGCGTCCAATCGCTCGTATCGTCATGGGGACGTTCCCTAAGGGTTCCGCCTCATTTATCAATGTCATCAAGGCTTGGAAACTCGCCAATCCTGACATGACAATCAAGTTCGACTTCTAGGGTAGGGAAAATAATAGGTAGAGGGTATTGACATACTGTAACCAGTTGCCTATACTCTCTACATCAAGTTTAGTTCTGAGGAGTTCAAAGATGATTAGTGAAGTAACTGTTGGGAAGTTCGATAGGCTCATTGCCCGTTGCCATAAGGCTGGGCTTGCATCCGCAAAGAAGGCAAAGAAGGTCATTATGGCTCGTGAGGCGGATGTCATCGTAGACTCCGCTCGCAAGGTGAAGTACAAGATGTACGGCTATCCTTTTGGATTCGTAAACCTTCAGGTGTCCAACGGACGGTGCGGATTTGCTCAGTACCTGAAGGTGAAGGGTGGGCTCGGATACGAGAATTCGATTCAGTTGTACCACCTTGGGATGGGTACTTTGAACAATGAGTTCGGAGCCCTATGTCAATCGATGGAACTTCAGGAAGCCTATTGGGAGGCATGGGAAACGATTCTCGAGTCCAAGGGTATTCGCACTTGGATGACCTCCAGAATCGACTAATCTGGAACGCTGATGGAACCCGGGATGACCTCCCGGGTTTTTCTTTGCGTACGGTTGACACGTCTCGAAATAGTGTGTTACACTCGGGTCATGAATCAAGTATTACTGATAGGGCGACTTGTCGCCGAACCTGAGGGAACCCAACTCCAAAGTGGGATGACTAAAGCGAGCATGAGAATCGCCGTAGATAGAGAAATCAGCCGTGAGAAGAAAGAGGCTGGGGAAGTTGCATCGGACTTCATAAACCTCATTGCATGGGGAAAGACCGCTGAGTTTGCAATCAACTACCTTGGTAAGGGTCGTCTTATCGCCGTGTCTGGGAAACTCCAGATTCGTGACTACACGACCAAAGAAGGTGAAAAGCGTACCATCGCTGAAGTTGTCACTGAGAAAATCAAAGGGCTTGATAGGGCTCCTGAGAACGCTGGTAATGGTAACTCTGGTGGGGGCTCGTACTCACGTCCCGCTCAGGACGGACAACCGTACCGACAGGCTCCGGTTCAGCGTCAGGCGCAACCGATGCGGATGGATGACATTAGTGACCCATTCGATGATGCTCCCGCTGGAGGCAATCCGTTTGCATGACGGAGTTTCGAAAAGTGTATGGAGTAGCCCTGTTCAATAAGGGCTACTACCACACCGATGTGCTGAAGGAGTTGCGGCAGAAGGGGTATGACCTCTCGTATCATGCTCTCCTAATGCGTCTTATGAGGGGTACTCCAGATACGGAGTTCACTGAGGCGTTATCATCCATCATCGGGTTACCTCATGCTTACATACACGAGTTATCCCTCGTGGCTTACAACAATTGGAAGGACAAACGGAATGCCTTACGTCGTAGTCGAAGGAAGAACTTGGTACGGAGTGGAGCAACGGGGAACTCTGGATAGCGACCCACACCCTAATATGACGGCAATGTTGGAGGTGTGGACGAATGTCGATGCACAAGTCTCATTCAATAAAGACGTATGGGAAGTGTCTATCATTACGCCTGACACGTCGTACTACAAGCGTCCCCGTGTAAGGTTTACCCGCAAGATAAGCACTGGTGTCCTTGAAGAGGCAACATCCCCATTCACAACGACTGAGTACAGGGTGATTGGTAGAAGTGACACGGTTATCGCTGAGAACGAGCGTGAGTTGCTTGTTGATGGCGGCAATCTGTTCATCCAAGAGGAGCCAAAGCGCAACACGTACGTTCACGTCGTCAATAATGGTCGTGTACACATTGCTGAAAACGGTCACTGTATGGTGCGTCTCACTCAGGGGGTCATCTTTGCTAATGAGGAATGCCAACTGACTGTCGATGCGTATGGAACGTCAACGGTCAATGCTTCTTCAGGTATGTGCCGCCTTCACGAGCAAGCAGAGTGCGAAGTTGATGGGTTTGCACGAGTCATCACGAGTGACACTAACCTCGTTGTTGCTAAGGGTCACGCCACAGTCATTGCACACCCCGGTGCTACTGTTCATGCAAGTGAGAATGCCCTCGTTGATGCATTTGGGACGACCTTCTCAGTCATCAGCGGTAATGCCGTCCTCAGGGTCAACGGTGATGCGGAGTTTGCTGAGGCGACATCGGAAGCCATACGTCATGAGGCTGGTATGGCAATCGTCTTCATCAAAGATAAGGCAACTGTAATCACTCAAGATGGCACAAGATACTCCAGCACTGGAATCTCGTATGCCCCTTCAGTGAAGATGGTTACGACGGGTGATGTCATCAAAGAAGTCAATGACTTGAAGCCTCACTCCCGTCCGAGAGGTAATCCAGCGTTTAGGAAAAGTGGAAGAGCCACTGACTCAGATAATATTGCCGACACTATAGATGATTCGGTATAATCACGTCAGTCTAGTTTCTCTTTCTTCTCCTAGACTCTGTGTCCAACAGGAAAGCCCCGCCTTGTCAGCGGGGCTTTTTGGTTACTAGGATTCTCGTTTTAGGTTCTCGATTTGATTCGTGAGTTCAACAGCAAACTCTACTAGACTCACGTTAAGTGCTTGGCAAATCTTCTGTGTGATTCCAATCCCTACGGAGCGTCGCCCTAGTTCAATGTCTGTGATGTACGTTCGGTTGATATTTGCCTTGTACGCAAATGCCTCCTGACCTAAGCCCATACGTCGCCTGAGTCGTGACACAGAGCGTCCGTAAGCGAGTTCGATGTCGCCAGCGATTGCTGTTCTCTCTCGTGGCATTAGTGCTTAAATCCTCCACAGTGTTCACAACGTCCCGCCTTCTCTAACAGTGTTGGGATAGGGATATTGAATGTCTGACTGACGATAACTAACTTCTCAATAGTTAATGGCGTGAAATCGCCACGCTCGACTTTTGACAGGTAACTCGGCGTTACTCCAAGTACCTTTGCCATGCCCCGAACGCTGTATCCATTATCTTCACGAACCCCTCGGAGCCACGCTCCAAATTTCGAACTTACTTCACTTGCTACTTCTGTCATTACTATCCTCCTCGTTTGTTTTATGTGTTCGTACGGGGCTCTGTGAGCCCCATACACGTTAGTTATGATGCGAGCCTCCCGATTACCTCGGTAAGCCCATCTTTGCCTGTTGAGCGTCCCAGTGACCAACTGAGTCCCATACTTCATCGCAAGCGGGACTTGTGTGGAGTGCGAATCCCAGTGAAACTAGGTTCGGTGCATCCTCGACAGATGTCCAAACGTAGTACTCTGGCATATCGAACCAGCCACAGGTTTTGAAGTCATCTTCGTACTTATCAGCGGTGTCTTCCCACTCGTAAGTACCATCAGCACCAATGCTGTGAACGATGAAGTTAGCACCCTCACCGCACTCCCAATCACGGATTGTATTTCCGAGTGCAACCTTGATAGGTGTGCCTGTTTCGACTTCAGTTCCAACTACCATCTTGCCAGATTCGAGTGCGTCTACGATTTGTGCGATTGTCAACATTGTTTTGATTCCTCCGAACTTGATGTAGACAGTATAGGCAATACTTTACGGTGTTGTCAATAGAACTACGTGACTATTTTCAAAAATACTTTCACTAACTATTTTTGACACAACGGTTGACAACTGTGCATTTAGTGTAGTAACCTATTGACATCAAGTTTTGGAGGAGCCTACAAATGGCAAAGATGGCTGTTCGGTTGACGGGTACGAAGGAGGGGGCTCACAAGGGCTCTACGTTCATCATTTGGATAAACGACTCCACTAGGGCTGAAGCCCATAAACTCAGTGCGAAGGCGACCTTTGGTCAGACTCGTAACCAACAGAAAGTAGGTAAACGGAAATGATTGAACGCACTCCAGACGGGCTTATCAAAATTAAGGTTGGTAAGCCTCGTGTCTATACCGGAACGGCTTTGCTCCTCAGTAACGCTCATGACGAACTGAGGAAGGCATACGACGCTGATGACCTCACTGAGGCTCGGAAGCGACATATAGACAAGGCACTCGTGATGCTTGACATCATGCGGAACAACCTTCAGAGCGAGACCGATGCGAAGGTTAGGAAACGGAGGTAGTGGAATGACATTCATTGAAGTGTTCAATGACCTAATGAGTGGCAACCCAGTCACTCGAACTGAATGGGTAGAGGATGATGACAACCGGATTGTGTACTACGACCCGGAAATCAAGTCCTTTGTTGACCGACAGACGGCAGAAGCGAATGGTCTACAAGGCAAGTAAGTACTTTGCTGAGAACCCAGAGGTGCTTGGTGTCGAGTTGTTCGTGACAAATGACGACGGCACAAAGACTGTACTCGGATACGTTAGAAACCCAGCGATGAAGTCACTGTTCGCTGACGTACATCAAATCATGGGTGACCATGCTCGCAACACAAAGCCTCGTACGGTTGAAGTGCGACCAAAACCTTGAGTGCCGTTATATAGTGATGTGACTGAGTGTCTGTTGTCATTGCGTTGAAGTTTTGACAATAGTACACTCCAGTAATGGAGGTTCTCATGTGGCTTGGCGAACCGTTTACAACCATCTGGAAAATGCTTGTTGAGGCATATCATGGGATACCGTACGGAGGATGGACTGGCTTTGCTGTCTTCATCCTTGCTCACTACATTGGTGACTTCTTCTTCCAGAGCCGTGAGATAGCGGTCAAGAAGTCATCGAGCATCCTAGCACTGTCGATTCACGTTGCAATATATGCGGCAACTTTGTTAGCGTTCAGTCTCCTTGTTGATTTCACGCCTCACCAGAGGGCTGTCTTTGTTATCTACAACGGATTGTTGCACTGGATTACGGACTACATCACAAGTCGGATAACCACTAAGGCTTGGAAGAACGGAAACATGGAGAGGTTCTGGGACACGATTGGTATTGACCAGTTCTGTCACATCTATACCTTGTACGTCCTGTATGGAATGGTGATAAGTAAATGACGAAGAGTGACCGTAAGGACATCCGTGACTACTTGACGGATATGGGTCATAACGCAATTATGTTTGATGGTCTCGATGACGCAATCATCGGAGTTGCCGCAACTTACGATGGAGACGGTAGCGACTGTGTTGTCTACTCGAAGATGAAGTTGGTCAAACACTTCATGAATGACGGTATGGACTATGACGAGGCTGTCGAGTACATCGAGTTCAACATCGAATGCGTCCGTGTGTCCAACGCTAAAAATCCAATCATTGTTGACGATTTAGGGTTTTAAAAACTATTTTTAAAAATACTTGAATTGACTGTTGACAAGTATGTAAATCGTACCCTATACTCTGTACATCAAGTTTGGAGGAGTACAGACAATGTACGGAAGTTTAATCAACAAGTTATCGACAGACATCGCAAGCCCAGCCCCTCAGGTTGGCGACGGAGCAACCGAGTACTGCTGGTCTGACCGCCGTGTCTACACGGTCATCGAAGTCAGCAAGAACGGTAAGAAAGTTACCCTTCAGGAAGACTCCACAAAGAGCATTGGCGAGATGTACTCCCAGCAGTGGGAAATCACCCGCAACCCAGAGGGACGCACTGTTGTGGTCACCCTCCGCAAGGACGGACGCTGGAAAGCAATGAATACCAACTTCCGAGTGTTCCGATTCGGAACCCGGGACTACTACTACGACTACTCGTTCTGAGTAGTCACCGTTTACGGATGGTGGATAGATGTTATCCACCATCTGGATAGATGTTATCCACAGAGGAGAAGAAGAATGGGTTGTTTTACATATGTTGAGAGGGAAGAAGCCGCTTGGTTGTTGGACAGGAGAAAAAACAACAACGTGAAACTCTACGTTATGAGTTCAAGTTGCACGGTATTGGCTAGGCATGAATTGGTACTCAATTACGACGATTTTGCGTCACTTCTAGATAAGGCAAAGCGTTTAGTTCATTACCATTACAACGACAACCCTAATTGCGGTAGGCAACTCGAACTAGTTTTATCGGACAGTAATGAGTATGGGCTCGATAAAGGTATGTCAGTCAGATACGAAGTTGAAATAGAGAAAATAATACCGTTCTGTAACCTTGACAACCAAGATTTATAAGACTAAGATAGGAGTGAGGAGAAAATCATGTCATTCAATCCAAATGAGCATTTGATATCGCTGAAGGGTAAGGCTTACCTTGAGGTGAAGTGGAGGTTGGTCTGGTTCCGTATGGAGCATCCAGACTGGGGCATTAAGACAGAGTTGGTCAAGTTTGACCCTGATGCGAAGTATGCTATCTTTCATGCAACGATTACTGACGAGAATGGTCGTGTAGTCGCTGAAGGTACAAAGATGGAAGACTCAAAGGGGTTTGCTGACTTCCTTGAAAAGGCTGAAACAGGCTCTATTGGACGTGCCTTGGGTATCTTGGGCTACGGTACGCAATTTGCCCCTGAATTCGACGAGGTTGACCCTACAGTGGCTAATCCACGTATTGTCGATGCTCCGGTTGCCATTCAGGTTCCAGTTGCACCAAAGCCTAAAGGTCTGAAGACCGAATTCCGTGAGAAGGTCTTGTCCTTCTATCCAACAGCGAATGCGGATGATTGCATGGTTCTCTTCAAGAAATTGACGGGCACTGATGTGCTTGATGACACAAACCTAAAGGTTGCTATTGACCTTCTTGGTACGTTCAAGTCAGCACAACAACTCAGTGACTTGCTCAATGCGAGTTAGGGGACATTGTGATGGAAGATGTTAGCCGGTTGCCAAATACACTGACAATTCCCGAGACGATGGACAGACTCAAAATCAGTCGGGCGAGGATTTACGTCCTCGCTCAGACTGGTCGTCTAGAAATCAAGCGGAACGGTCGGTATTCATACGTTGATATAGACTCTATTGAAGAGTTCTCGAAGCACAGGCAAGTATGGCTTGATGCTCTTGACGCTCCGAAGAAGCCCCGTAAGAAGTGGTACGTTCCAACTGGTCGCCCTCGTGGACGACCTCGTAAGGACGCTGTAGAGGCTGAATTCGTAGTCGAGGTTTGATGAGTAATGGTCGCCAGTTTGGCGACCTTCATTTACATTGATTGGTAACAAGAGTGGACATATACGGCGTATCTCACTACAAGCAAGGCACTCCTGATGACATACAGTTCTGGGATGATTTCAGATACAAAGTCTTCAATGGGTTCTACCAGTTCGTGTGCTTGAGTGGCGTAAATGGACGGTTGCCTCAGTGTGTAGGACGGGCTATTGATGCCTGTCGTAAGTCTGTTGGAGGCGAGAATGGCGTGTCAGTCAAATGCCTCCATCCCGCTTGGGCTCACGAACAGACGGCAAGTGCAAACTCTTTGATTATCGTCGCTATCAACAAGGAGTTCATGGTTTCGTCATCGCTCCTCATTGCGATGAACAAGAGTTATGGCACTCCTGAGAAGCAAGAATCACTCGACCGCTTGAGCCGTGAGATAGATGAGAATGATGGCATCATCATCGTGGCAAAGTCACTCCGTGAGGAGACGCTGATGCGTATGCTTCTCCAAGCGGGTACTGACCTGACATCAATGGTTGACTCACTGGAAGACCAAGAAGGCGAGGATGACGAATGCGACGACGACTAACCTCAGTCAATGCAACTGTGCCGTCTAAGAATGCTGGGAGTGAGCATCAGGAGCAAGTCAACCTCTTTACTTGGATACGGATGTTCGAGGTACGCAACCCAAAACTCAAAACCATCTTCGCTATCCCAAACGGTGGCTACCGCACCCCGCTTGCCGCTGGCAAGATGAAGGCTGAGGGTCAGAAGTCTGGTGTTTGGGACATCTTCGTTGCTTGTCGTGGCTCAATAGGTGGTGTTGAGTACGACGGGATGTGGATGGAGATGAAGTTTGGTAAGGGCAAACTCACTGACAACCAGAAGGTGTTCAAGGAAACGCTTCAACAGTACGGTGCGTCATACAACTGGGTAGTGTGCTATTGCTGGACAGATGCCGTCAAGATTATCGCTGAATACACAGGAATGGAGGACGAGTTATGGACAAAGCATTGACCGAGCATGAGTTCAATTGGCTCATGAAGCGACGCTATGAATCAACCAAGTCTGACTACGACATCATGACTACATCATTGAGTGACCAAGAGCGATATGAGTTGAATGTTTACAGATATCGCAAGGCGGTCGGTTTGACTGACGACGCTCCGTTCTCACCAGTTGCCGACGCTATCATCTTCGAGTTGAACAAGAACGGTGAAGCATCCATAGGTCGGATACACCTCTTCAGGTTCAATGAGTCAAGAGTCCAAAGGCTCTCATTGGTCAAATAAACAAAAAGCCCACGCATCAGCATGGGCTTGTCTTATTCCGTGTCTTATTCAGACCTAGTTGAGTACTAGAGTCTGAAGAATCTTCGTCATCGCCTGATGATTGTGGAGGCGGAATCCAATCTCTTCTTCCAAGCGAGCCTTCGCTTCAGCAAACTTCTCTGCTTCAGCACCACTAAGGGTGATGATAATCTTTGATTCCTGTGGCTCAGGAGTCGTTGCAACTGGCTGTTGAACAGCACGATTTTTTGTTCCCAACATAGTCTTCTCCAACTTTCCCGGGCTTTCTTGCCCGACACAGAATGATACGACATTGCACACATAGTTGTCAAGAAAAAATATAGAGAAATGTAAAACAAGTACCATTGACTGTGCATGATAAGTGAAATACAATCTAAACATAACAGCGTGTATGATGCACTTGCGAGGTGAGTGTTATGGATAGCACGTTGGGCTTGTATACATATTCCGCTAAGTTCGTCAAAGTCATCGATGGGGACACAATTGATGTTGACATAGACTTGGGCTTTGGGATGTGGTTGCATAGCAAGCGGTTGCGTTTATACGGTTTGGACACACCGGAGAAGAACACCCCTGAGGGAGTGAAAGCAAAACAGTTCACTGTCGATTGGGTTGGCAAGAGTATGACAAAGGACGGGACTTTGGTTATCCGTACGCTGAGTGATAAGCCTGATAAGTATGGGCGTATCTTGGCAAGTGTGTACGGTTCAACATCGGTATCCCTGAATGACGAACTCCTATCCTCCGGAAATGCTAAGGCATATTTCGGGGGCAAGAAGGAATGAGAGTTCGACTATCGTGGTTCATTAGTAATCGTCTTGAGGGGCTTCCAGCGAGTTCAAGGTTCTTGTTGTTAGCCCTAGAGACGTACTGTCATGCGAAGGATACTCGTGGCTCAATATCAACTGATGCTATGACTGGGCTCGTTGCTACGTGCAATGCTTCTGTTGGCGACGTAGCCAAGTTGACAATGTCCAACATCATTGCGTTCGATGGCTCTGAGTACTTCTTATTTGGGTTCGAAGAAACGTATGACCAGAAACTCGAGCGTGAAGTTGAGGCTGTGTTACGTGACTGTGACCAGAGTACGGATAGATACCATTGGCGTGGAGCCCTACAGGCGATTGAGGTAAAGACTAATCCCCGCTATAAGGCTCGCTGGCGGATGAAGGTGCTTGATGCGTGGCTCATGGGTGATAACCCTCCAGTGTTGACTGGTGGGACTCGTTCTGATGTATTCATCAGGACTAAGTCGAAGATAGAAGCGTGTGCGGATGCGATGTTGCAACGCATCGAAGAAGAGGAGGCATTGCGTCTGAAAGTAGCCCTTATAGAATGACTTTAATAGTTCGCCCTCAGCGACTATGAAAGGGGTGTTTCCTTATGGGAAGAGGACGTATTAGCGTCGGTGGTAAAACGGCAAAAACAATGCCAGTTGCTGGAAACGCAGTGACCGGAGCAATGTTCCAAACACAGGACAACTTGACTGGCGGGATTCAAGAAGGCGGTCGTGGTGGTGGTACAGGTCAAGTAGGTAGCCTGACCGTTACTCGCAATGGACAGACAGTTCAGTTCCGTGATGTTCCACGTAGTGCCTATAACGAACTTCGTAAAGCAACTGGTGCTAATGCGGATGCAATGGTTGCACAGTTTTCACGACGATATCGTCAAGGGCCTGCTCCTGCGGCAGGTGCTGGTGGACAGACAACTTCTGTCGGTGTCAAACTGAGTTCTCCTTCACAGCCATCATCTTTGATTCGTAGTGCTGGATTTACTCCTGACCGCCGTAACTCCCCGACGGGAACAATGGTCGTTCGATTGCGAAACGGCGAGGTGTACCAGCACTCAGGTGTTTCCCGTGCTGGATACCAGAACATGATGTCAGGTCGTGGTGAAGGTTCCGTTGGACAGAAGTACAACGACCTACGACGACAGTCCCGTAATACTGAACTGATTCGCCCAGCAAACAATGGACGTGTTCCGGGTGCTACTGGTGAGCGTACAACTCGTAACTCAACCCGTATCACCGCAAACCCACCGACTGCCGCCCGTGTTGGCGTGGCAACGCTTGCTGGACAGGCTGGTGGAAACGCTCGTGTTGCACGTAACAACGCACAACGCATTCGTGACACGGCTCGTCGTGCTGGTCGCCAACTTACCGCTGGTGAACGGGCTCAGATTCAGCGTCTTGAGACGGCACGTACTCGTGGCAACCGAATCAATCGTCGATTGACAAACCGCAACAACGGCTAATCACACCAATCAAGGTAGCCTTGCTTTAGGGTAAGGCTACCTGAGGAATAACTATGGGAACAAATCCGGGGTCAGCCTCTTACTCAAGAAGACAGGCTAGGCGAGTCGGTGCTGGTGGTGGAGCAGGAGGAGCAGGAGGAGGAGTTGCTGGTGCAAACTCACCGTTTAGCCCAACTGCCGTTAGTTCTGCCAATTTATTAGTGACTCAAATGAACACCAGTGCCCGTCAGGGACTTAGGTTGAGAGACTTAACTCCTCAAGATGCACGTCAAGAAGTTAGTAGGTTGACTACTCCAGAGTTGAATACCAGACTGATGAATACTGAGGCTAGGATTCGAACGGTAAGTGGAATTCTTGATGATGTCAACACTTTGAGTCGTGCCCCATTGCCTCCTCAGTCATCTACCCGCTTACGTGCCGCACGAACAACTGGTCAGTTAAGCATAATTGGGTTGAATAGGTACGCAAACGCTATCAACTCAGAACTCACGAGCCGAGGCTAACTGAGGCGTAATAGTAAAAGCCCCCGTTACTGGGGGCTTCTTTCATATAAGGGGTGTCCCGTTTCATCCGGGAATGAGACATAGGCAATCATATTCTCGTACCAAATCAGTATTGAGTCGTTACAGTCATCAGTGATTGACCTGACGTTACTGATTCCAAGTGCCTTCTTCACTCGCCTTACGATAGCGGTAGTCGTGTCTTTGCCTGTGTGATTGACGCTAAAACGATAGACAATACTCCAGTTGATTTCCCCGTTTGCACAATCAGTCGCTGTTACGTTTAAGTTCAATAGTCTTTCCATCCTTTAGGGGGTAAGTCGCTGAACCCCATCATCGATATCACTGAATACTCCTCAGGAGTAATCGTCGTGAAGTCAAACTCGTCGCCTTCTCGAATCACCTTGATGTACATCCGTTGAAACTTGGTATCGACATGACGGAGTACCTCAGTCACGTATTCACGAGATAGAAGTGCAAATCCCTCGTTCCAACCCAAGTACTCATGCCAAGATTCCGGGCCTTCAATCGGGTATTCAAAAGAAGGCACAACCGTGTAGTGCATATCTTTAGTAGGTGGTCTTAGATATATCCCCATCTCGTAATGGAGTACTAAGTCACCGGGCTCCGCCTGAACGCCTTCAAATATAGGTAAGTCTTTCATCCGCATTGATTGAACGAATATGTCCAAGAAGGACAATCCGTCAAAACTAAGTATCAAATATCTACCCTCCATCCTGATAGTAACCTGTGTGTGTTACATCAGTCAACAGTTTTGAAAAAATATTTATACAGCACCCCTTGCGATACTGTAAATCATTGCCTATACTATTGACATCAAGTTCGGTGAGGTAAATGAGATGGATTTTGATTTTGATGATTTCGATGGTGACATCACTCGGTTGGCTGATGTCCTGAACGACATGATTGCCAGTGGCGATTTCGACCCTAACTTCATTGACGGTTTGTACTAGGAGGAGAAGGCTATGTACCTATTCGTAAAGAACATCTTTGAGACTAATCTCTCAAACTCGTCGTTTCACACTGAGGTCGTGTACAGCGACCAGAATGACCTCGTTTACCAGACACTGGTCAATGACGGCTGGGATTTCGTTGGATGTGTCCCTGAGTCTGAAGTGGCTGACATCGCATGGTGTGCGTACCGTGCGAAATCCTGTCGCAAGGTTACCGTATCCGTCACATTCGAGGAGGTGGCTGTATGAACCTAAAACAGGCATATGCGACATTCGTTATTACGCCCCTAGTGTTAGGGGTAGCGGGAGGCTTTGTGCTTCTCGCTATGCTCTGTCTGGCTACAGGGGCTCTATTCTCGATGATAGTCATGGCAAACGCATGGTTATTCCTAATTGAACATCTTCAGGACGCACTCACGCTCTTCTTGGCGTTATCTGTGGCAACTATGTTAGGATTGACACTCCTGAAAAAGGTGAATGGATACTTTAATACCGATGACGATAAAAGACCTACTCAAGGCTGATTCTGACGCTAAACAGCGCATCACTGGTAAAGATGCTACAGACATAGATATGACCGCTGTATGGGTCATTTTGAACCTCTCAGACCGTAAGACGTGAGACACTCACGGACTTGATACTCAGACCGCTTTCGGGCGGTCTTTTTTTGTGTCAACTATTTTTAAAATGGTTTGTCATTACTATTGACAAGTGTGTAAAGTATGAACTATACTGTGTTCAATCAAGTTCGGAAAGAGGAAACACAAATGTTCAACTTTACTTATGACGCACCGTTTGCTGGAGACGACTTCTCCAGCGATGACCTCGCTATCATCCTCGACCCAGATTTTCTGGGTTGAGGTTCACTCGGAAATTAAGGAGATATGGAAATGTACTTTGGCGATTACAAGGTTGTATTGGTAGACGGGACTTACGAGCATCATCTGAACTCGTACACGGAGGCTGTTCGCTACGCTCTTCATGCTGGTAATGCCATCGTTATGAGGGCTCTCACTGACGCTCCAGTGGCAATCGTTCACAAGAAGGGCAACGCTGGGTTCACTGATGCGACTGTCACCCTGACAGTTTTCACGAACGGGGAAATCATCAAGTCAGTGGTAACCGCCTCTGATATTGAGGAATGGACTCCTTAGCCTATTCAAAATAAATCTTTGCACGGTATTGACAACTGATTAATACCGTGCAATAATCTAGACAATCAAGTTTGGAGAGGTGAACACAATGACAGCACGAGTAATGAAGACCTACATCGATTTCGACCAGAGTGGCGGATGGTTTCTGGTCACGGAGAACGGTGAGGAGTGCATCTACTTCCGCACCAAGAAGAACGCTCAGACGTTCAAAAAGTTCGTAAACAAGATTACGGACAAGACGACACTTCAAGAGAAGTTTGACTACTACGTCAACAACCTCATTGAGTTGATGGAGGCTCAGGGTCTTACATCAAGCGAGGCAATCTCAGCGGTTGGACATCGGTTCTGTTAGGAGGAGGAGAGAATGGTAGGAGCAACGCTGGAGGAGTACTACAAGTACTACCTCCCTCAGGCAAGGGCTTGTGTTCAAGGGGCGAACCCTGATGCGAGCCCTCATGAAATCGAGGAGGAGGCAATTGTCCTCGCTATGGAGTGGGCGGACGATGACTACGACCGCTTTGTAGAGTTACCAGACCCGCATTAGCGGGTCTTTTTACGTCAACTGTATGAATTCCCCATGTCTGTGCTTTTGACGACTACAACGGCGTTTGTGGTGTACTTCCGGTAGAAGAGGAAGATGTCTGTGTCACGGACGTAAGCCGCAAGTGTGTCAAAAGCCGCATCAGTAGTGACGACGGTATGAGCCGCTTGGATGATGTTTCCATCCATGTCACGGGTAATCGAGTTAACCGATAACGCACTCGTCGTGCTGTTGCTTGTGTAGTAGAAGATGTATTCAAATCCATTGACCCCTACACAGGTCGTTGGTCGATATGCTGGGTTTGCTAGAACTACCACTGAACTCCACGTATTCCCTTCGTTTTCTGTGTACCGAGTCACAAGTGATGGCACTTGAGGGCGACTTACCGGGACATAGGTAAGCCATATCTTTCGACTGTCGGCATTGAATGGCAACCTTGTGCTGTGTCCACCTCCACCTGCTGTACTGAGTGCTGATATGCCCGTATCAACGACGTTCCACGTTGCTCCGCTGTCAGGAGAGATAAAGAACGCTAATCGACCACCAGTTGCTGTTGAAGATTCGGAATACAGATGCATTAACGAGTTGTCGTGATTGTGTGCTGACAAACTGTGTCCAGTTGCAATCGTAAGCCTGAATGCATTCCGATTCCGTTTACCAGAATAGTACGTTCCAGTAATGTTTAGTGTGCCGTACCTAGCAAAGTTGACTACGGTGTTCTGGGCAAATGGGGTGCTTGTCTCAAACTCTCCTTCTGTGGCTGTTAGTGCTGTTCCCCTTAACGCTCCTGTTGATGTGCGTAGTAGGTCAACAGTAGCCCCCACAACTGGGTTTGCAAATGTTCCTGAAGTCAGGACAATCCCATGAGCCGGGCCTCTAAAAATGTTTCCCCCTACCAGTACAAGCCCTTCGAAAGCGGCAGATGTGCTGACATCAAAAGGGTCGTCGATATCTGGAATGAAGTCACCATTGATTGAATCAAATAGGGTTTGAGCCGTGTGGCTTCCGGGGGCAATGTCAAAGCCGTATGAAAATGTTGTGCCTGTTCCGGGTGCGACCGTTGGTGTGCAAAGGATTCCTCCTCCGTACACCCAAGTTGCATAGCCAGTGTCACCGTTGAGGTAGCAATCTCTTAGTGGTGGTTGACTGACGGCACAAGCACCGCCTCCCGGTTCAGCGACAGACCGTGTTGCTGTCCATCCGTTATGTCGGACTACGTTTCCTCCATATGAACTCAGTGCGTCAGTAGCATTGATATCGTCAACGAGGTTCTTTATCGTTCGCCCGAGGATGGTTGTCGTTGTTACTCCAGTTGCTCCTCCGACCGTGACTTGCCAATGCACGTCAGATTCTTCTTCAGTGCGATGCGTTGAATCCTGTTGCCAAAAACGACGAGCATAAAATGTAGTTGTCGTGCCAGACTCAGATACAACGGACTTTGTTATTCGCTCAACACTGTAGTTTCGAGATGGATAAACGAAGTTTTGAGTTGTAGTCACACCAACCCTAGTCAATGTCATTGAGTTTAGTGTTGGTACTACTCCACTAGTAACAGCAAGGACGATGCTACTGACTCTTGTGATTCCCCAGTAAGGCCCGTCTTGTTGTGCCGTCCCAATATATGTTGAGTTCGTTGCCATATCGGGGTTGATACGTGGGAGTGGTGTGTCTTGCGAGTCGGTACTTGATACTTCTGTTGGAGGGGCACATAAATCGAGTCGTGAGACAACTGTCCCGCTACCGCCGAATG